ACCCCATACTGCACTGGGTATATCAAACACTGCGCCCATGCTTGCCTCCGTTGAGTGGATCTTGTTCTCTGAGATATACTCCAAGTTTAACAAGTTGGTTTACATCGTCAAATAGTATTGCATCTGCACTTGTATATCCCATGAATTTTAAACAACGCAGTCTATTACTGCCTGTTTTAAGTGCCCAGATCATTCCATCTTCGCAAACTACAGGAGGATTAATATAGGGCCATGCTTTGTTTGCACCGAACCAGCTCTTATATCCACCGTTCCACCATTCAGGAGTTACTTTGTAATACAGTATAGGATACCACATACCATCATCTATCATTTTAGGTAAGTCACGCCAATACCAACGATTGTCCTGATGATGACTCATTGGACTTATTTTGTTTAGTTCTATACTATGGATACCAGGATGATCCTGCCAAAGGCTATTACAGTGTTTCATTATAACTGTATTTAACTCATAAAAAAAGACCCAGTAAAAACTGAGCCTTTTTGTTAGTTTATGTTAGCCGCTTAGAGTGGCTGTTGATCAAAATCAGCTAGTAGTGAACTTGTGATACCTGTTGAACCTGTACCAAAGTTTGATGCTGCTGTAAATGCACCTGATCCCTGGATTGCAATTTGCACGTTATCAGTTGTGCCTGTTGTAAACACGCCTGATTCTGTAAGTACACTTACACCTGCAATACCGTGTGCATCGTTTGTACCTGCAACATCGCCTGCTGCGAGGTAAAGTAGAGCTGCATCTAGTTCTGCTTGTGTCATGTTTGTTTTTGCAAGGTTAATGATACGGGTGCGTGGACCAATGCCACTGCCTGCTGTACCTTTTGCATTGTTGGTTAGTTCTGCCATTTTCTTATCTCCAAATTAATGATGTGTATCTCTACACTGTATGTAATTATTTATTAAACTTATACGAATTCTAAGCCACTGCTTGAAACTGTTGAGCCGCTAACGTCTACACTGTTACTACCAACTGCAGCACCCAGTGCGCGGATGGCTGTTTGTAGTGTTGATGTTGTCCATGCATCTTTGCCTTTGACTGCTACACTGATCTGACCAGTTGTATCTCCTTCAACTTGATACATTTCAACATTTGCTTTTGTTCCGATTAGTGTTAGAATTGCTGCAACTGATTCGCCTACGTCTAATTCGTTACGAATGTCAGCAACGTCACCTGAGACATCTTGTACAATAATTTTAAAATAATCCATATTCATGTCATTTAAAATGACTAGCTCATCAGCACTAATTGCGCCTGCTGGTGAACCATGTGCTTTTCCGTTACCGTGTACACGAGTAATGTCTGCCATTTTCTTATCTCCTATTGGTGCAAGCCTTTGCTTGCATAGTAGTATTTATGTAATTTAAGGATTTATTAGTTAAAGAATCCAGTGCGTCCAACAGCAACACCGCCTGCAAATGCGCCTGCTGCTTTGGCCCACATTGGTATGCCTTTTTTCTGATCTGGAATAAGTTTTTTGTCGTTTATTGTTCCCATGTATTGCTTGCTGATATCACTGCGGAACTTGCCATCCTGTCGTTGACTGTTAACCATTCTTGCACTTAGCCCAGTGCGTTCACCTGCACTGGTGCGTCCATAGTCTGCACTTGCACGTCTTGCTTGCTTTAGGAAACTACTTGTAATACCTAGATTACGTTGCTGCTTCATTAAAAATGTTCTATCCATGCCAGTATTACTTCTGCCTGCTGCAATATCACGCAAGTAGCGTTTAAATCCTAGTTCATCAAAACTAACACTGCCGCCGCTGGTAACACCTTTGTATTTGCTTGGGTTAGCAATAATACTTGCAAGATTGTGTAAGTCAGTTCCGCCTGGTTTGACACTATTAAAGTTCATAAACTTTAGTGTATCTTTAGCATACTTTTTTGCAAATGCTGGATTTTCAAAACGCATTTGCTGTAGCATAAGCAGTTGTTCAAAGAAACTTTCAGCAACATCAGTTGCATCTCTACCAATTGTATCACCAGCAGTGCGGATATATCTTGCTTCTGTAATCTCTTCTCTGATAAATTCAAATGCCATTATTTTACACCTTGCTGCGTTGATAGACTAGTAGTGTTTTGTTTTGGTAACTTGGGATCTTTTGCAGTTGGTACTGGACTATTGCTATCCATGGTTTTAGTGTTTATAGTTTTTGGTTTTTTATACAATGGATCATTGACACCTTGTACTTTTTTAATTGGTGGATTCTTTTCTTTACCAAAGTATACAACGCCATCGCCCACATCACCTGCAGTGCCTGTACCTTTTTTTATTTTATCTACTATGCTATCAAATTTGTCGCCTATTGAGCCTGATCCTATAGCATCATTTGCTTGATTTGCTAGTGCACCTGCTATAGCACCACGTCTAACTGCCTTACCTGGAATTAACTTCTTAGCCTTGCTGCCCATTGAAGCAGCCGTAGCACCGGCTTTTGCGGCATCGTCACCTTTCTTAGCAACTGCACCAGCGGCTGCACCAGTTTTGCCAGCGGTTTTTTTATTCTTTGGATCTTTTGCTGCTTTTTTAATATTTGCAATTGCTTTTTTATCGCCAGGCTTTACTGTAGTAGGCTTGCCGTCAACACCTGCTATGGCCTTCTTGCCGTCTGCGGTTTTAACAACACTGCCTGGTTTTGGTGCTTTGTCTGCTTGTTTAATTGCGTCTTTTGTAGTGTCCAATGCTTCTTTACCAGCACCTTTAAATTTCATAGCACTCTTAATTGCGCTCCAGCCAACTGATAGGCCTTTACCAATCGCGCCGCCCACAACTGCGGCTGCAGCATCAGTACCAATGCGTTTACTAAGTTCCGCTCCATCTATTTTTCCACTTTTATAATCTTGAATGTCATTGTATGTTTCAACACCTTGCCACACTACACCGGCGCCCATGAGAAGTGGAAGAAATATTGCCTCATCTAATTTCTGGTGATCCTCACTGATAAATTCTTTTGCTCTCATTACTTGCTCCAGTTCTTAACAGCACTGAAGTTGTTTTTACTAAACTCCATGCGGTCCACTAGTTTAACTGCACCACTGTCTGTGCCAATAGCAACAAATCCTTCTGGGTTTGTTACTTCGTAGCCTGTGTCTGTGCGGATAAGTGACTTAATACTGTCTACTTTATTCAATTTATTTATAAGCATATTTTTTAATGCAATAATGTCTTTGTACACTGCAAGCGCACTGGCAATACCTGTCATGTTGTCAGTAATAAATTTGTTCTGTGCATCAATTTTATCTGTGCGATTCTTTACTGCAGGTGCTGCTGGGTCTTGATTCTTTAGTTTTGCAATCTCTTTTTGTATGTAATCATTGTACCACTGTGTAAAGTCTTGCGCAAAACTCTTTGCATCATCTATTTGTGTATCGCCACGTTTAATTCTTGCATTTACATACTGCATAAGCAGTGCTTTATAGTCGCCGCTAACTGCTGTAAAGTCTGCAGTTTTAAGTGCGCTGGCTGCAGCATTTAGCCCTTGTAGTATTTGTTTATTCTCTTGCTGTGCTAGACTTGCTTGTCCACTTAGGTCTTTGTAGGTTGCATCATCAAACCATACTGCGCTGGTCTTGTTTAGTTCATTTACATCTGCACCAAAACTTGCAGTCATTTCTGGCACACTATCACCTGTGTAGGTTGTGTGAAATATAATACCCATTTGACTTGCGGCAATACGCTTGCCTAGTTCACTGTTTTTAGGAACAGCATAAGCAATAGTGTTGGGTTGGAACACCCAACTCTCTTCGCCATCAATGTCAGCAGTTTCTAAATCACTTTTGGTATACATCATGTCGCCTTGTAGCACACCTTGTATACCCAGTCCAGATAGCAGTTTAAGTGCCTGTGCAAGTTTTTCACGAATGCCGCCTTCATAGCCATACTTGTCAAGGTCTGCAGTACTTTTTACAAGTTTGCCGGTTTTGCTAAACACACCTTTAGTACCAACAAAAAACTTACCATCACTTGGATCAGTGCCAGCAAATATAGCAGGAGCACCATCCCACTTAACAGTTATGTTACCACTGTCGCCGCCATTCTCCAGCATGTCACGCACACTGTTAATATACTGTAGCGCACTCTGCGCACCAGACTTGCCTTGAAGAAATACTAGATCCTCAATGTGTTCCAAGTGTGTATTTTTGCCTTCAGCAGCCTCGGCTACTATTTCTCTGAAGCGCATTTGCTTTCGTTGACTTTCCGAATACCTCGCACAAACTTACGACTGTCCTGATGACGAATACTGTTAATAAGTCTACGTTCCAGGTCACCTGCCACATCGGCATCGTAGTGCTTGTGCATTTCATTAATAAGATTGATTGCGCTCTCTATCACGTTAGTTGCTCGACTTTCCATTACATGCTGTCTATCTTTGTCAACAATCATGCTGTTTAGTTCGTGTAGTATACTACGGGTCTGTTTACGCATGGTTTTTATCCTATCGTTTTTAGTATTTATCGGTTAAATACAACATTACATATTGTAACATGGAGAGAGAATATGTCAACTATAGAGAACCCTGGGTTGCACTTTGCAACTCTGGCTAAAATAGCCTATATGACCGAAAAAGAAAGTAAGCCAATTGCACACACAATGGGTTATACTAAAACAAAACTTATAGATCGTAAAGGTGCAGAGTGCTTGTTCCTTGAAAACAGTGAACGCATTGTACTTGCATTCAGAGGCACAGAGCCAAAAGAGTTCAGTGATATCAAAGCAGATCTTAAAGCATGGAAACGTCCCAGTGAAACTGAAGGAATGGTGCATGCTGGATTTTATGATTACCTAGAGCGCATCTGGGACACTGTTGAAAACCATATCAACTATGGAAAGCGTGAAGAAAAAGAACTTTACATATGTGGACATAGTCTAGGTGGTGCAATGGCAACACTTGCTAGCAGTAGACTAAACGACAGAGTAGTTGCTTGCTATACATACGGAAGTCCTCGTGTAGGTGGTCCTGATTGGCTTGCAAAGCAAACGTTTGAGAATCATAGATATGTAAACAACAATGATGTTGTTCCTCGTGTTCCATTTTGGATAATGGGTTTTAGACACTATGGTGAACTACATTACATTAACTACTATGGAAATATGCGCAAACTTACACCTTGGCAGAAGTTTAAAGACAGTTGGCGTGGACGCTTTCGTGCTTGGAGTAAACTAGAACTATTTGATGGTGCTAGAGATCACAGCATGGATGCATACGAACAGAAGATATCCAATAATTAAGTGGTTGTTAGTGATGGTAACCCTTAGTAATGGTGTACCACAAGCAGAAAGTATAGCAACGTATGAAAGGCTTGCTGATTGTTATTTTAATATAACTCAGCAAGAAATGAAATACGACTTTGATACACTTAAACGCGACTGGGTATGTGTGCGCAGTGAAGGTGATTGGGATCTTGTTCTGCGTTACTAAACCAAAAATTAATAAACTACACTAGTCTCTTACTAAATAAAGTGTGACAGAAATGTTACACTTGGCACAAACAAAAGAATTTAGGCAAAAAAGAGGCACACAATGAAGTTACCTAAGGACGCAACGGCTCAATTAGAACGATTACTAGGCAGATTCATAAGGCATATTCCGAACAATGCTGAATATCATAACAGGCTTATCGAAGAACTAGAGATTATTCTCAAACTTCGTTTCGTCGATTACTTCCTCACAATTTGCGATGTACTGACGCTAACCCGTGACATTACTCATATGACTCGTGGTTCAGCAGGGTCTAGTCTCGTCTGTTACCTACTGGGTATTACAGACGTGGATCCCATAAGATGGCAAATACCGGTTGCACGTTTCCTAAATCCTTTGAGAGATGATTTACCAGATGTGGATATAGACTTTCCACATTGGCAACAGAATGCTGTAATGCAACGGATATTTGATAAATGGCCCGGCAAAAGTGCCAGGATCAGCAACTATGTTACCTACAAGGAGCGCGGTGCTCGCAGAGAAGCAGCACGACGTCTTGGCGCATCTGGTAAACTTCCTCGCAATTTCAAATACGAAGATTTAGACATCGACAAGGAAGAAGCAATGAGAATCGAAAAGAAACTAATAGGCAAAAAGAAGGCAATATCAAAACACTGCGGAGGTATACTTGTATTCAATCACAAGATACCAAAAAGTTTAATCAACGCAGACAATCAAATACTACTGGACAAGCGTGAAGTAGAAGACCTAGAGCATTTAAAAATAGACATACTTGCTAACAGAGGACTTAGTCAACTACTGGAAATAGACAGCGAAACACCATTGGAAGCATATCCTGAGCAGGACTTTGAAACAAGTCAAATGCTTTGCAGAGGAGAAGTTATCGGTGTAACACAAGCAGAGTCGCCAGCAATGCGCAGACTATTCCAAGCAATACAACCGCAGAGTAAATCAGACTGTGTGTTTGCTACTGCACTTATACGTCCTGTTGCTACTACAGGCAGACAAAAAGCAAGTTTTTTCCAGGACTGGACAGAACAAAGACTGGAAGATACGATTGTATATGAGGACGATGCTATTCGTAAAATAGCAAAACTTATCAACTGCGACATGTATGAAGCAGACATGTATCGTCGTGCGTTTGCAAAACGTGACGAACAAAAAGTTATGCAGTTTATGGAACGCATGGGTGAGAGTGAAAACAAAGAACAGATCATACAAGAACTATATGGGCTGGGCAGTTTTGGATTGTGCAGAGCGCATGCTGTAAATTTAGGTAGACTTATATGGGCACTTGCATATCAAAAGGCTC